AGATTCATAAAGGCTGGCAGTCTGCGAGATAGAGACTTGTAAACCCGAGCCCCATGGTTAGAGCCTACAACATCCGTGACGCCAAGATATTGGAGAATGTCTAAGGTAAGTTTACGATCATCATCGATGTTGCCTTCAACCTCTTGCCATGGTTGGGCAAACCCTCCAAGCATCGGAAGGTCAATCTCATCACCAATACAAATGGTTTGGTGTGGCTTGTAAACCCTTAAAAACTTTCCTAAATTCTTGATTGCTTCTTCATGAAAAAACGGAGCTTGAATATCTGAAATCCAAGCAATGCGTTTTATTGTCATTAGTCCTCATCATCGTCATAAGGTATGTTGTCAATCCGATTAGGGAGTTCAGGGAGAATCCAATCAGGATAAGCATCTCTATCGGTAATAATTGCTAGGCATAAATCAACTGCAAAACCGGCTTTACGCAAGGCTTTGTAAAACTCATTCATCGAAATGGCGTACTGGTCTAAGGCGCTGTAGGTGTCTAGGTCTATAACCTTTTTCTTAGCCATAGGATAAGTGTTACTTACGCAACATCTCGATGATTGTATCGACACGCGCTTCTAATCGATTAACTTGATCCTTGATAGATGAGCCGCCGTTAGGTCGTAACTCTGACAAGTAATGCTTAATCATGAACTGGACATAAGCTGCAACGCCGCCAAGGATTGAGAGAATAGCGACTGATAGTGCCGCATAGTCCTGTGCGTTCATCGTTTAGGCGATGCGTACCCGAATACGCCAGCGACAACTGCGCCCAAGATTGCACGATAGTCAAGTGAGAAGTTAGAGGTAGTTCCCCATACTGCTAGGAACGCTCCTACTGAAAGGATTGCTGGGTGCTTCATATTCATGCTGTGCCGCCTATCATTGGGATATTAAAGAACGAGCCATCTGCATCGCCCTTCTTAGTGAAAGAGATATGGCAATGCTTAGTGTGCGGATTAATTCCAGAATACTTGCGCCAGCGCCACCCCATGCGAGGGGAAGCAATCTTGCCTGCGAAGATGATGTAAGCAATGCGCTTGTCAGACTTTGCTGCGTGTCGTATCTGATCCGCAAGGTCAGGCATGAGGTCAGGCTTTGCCTTTCCAGATAAATCCCGGTCAATATCAATCGCTCTGACGATACCTTCTGCATCAGGATTGTGGTCAGAAGGACGTGCTGAATGACGAGTGTCGCCAATCCAGCCGTCCGAGGTTCTATCTCTATCTGGGTAAGTATCATCGAACTGCTCCCGTAGTTGCTGTCCGGCTTTACAGAGTATGGGCTTCATTAGAACATTCCCATTTCTTGTCAGCTGAAAGGGTCAGTTCTGCATGACCGCATTTAGGCATAGGAGCTATAAAGGCATCATCAATTGGGTCATAAGAATATCCAATAGATGCGTAGTTGTAGCGGATGTTGCCGTTGTAACTTGTACGAACACACGTTTGATCTCTATAAAGGCTGTACCAATTTTCAGGACTAATACCATCAATGAGTTCTGTCTCGTCTTTGCCGACAATAACTTCTGTCACAATGTTATTTTCATCTAAAAACGCATAATGAGCCATTAGAATGTCACAGTTCCTGTTCCGGCTGTAAATGTATAAACTTTGTTACCGCCTGTATTTGTTGGCCCCGTATAAGTCAATCCGCCACCTATTGAAGTAATGTCTGGAAAAGTGTTTGCGTAACTAAGAACTACAGTTCCTGAACCGCCATTGCCACCGGCTACATAGCCGCCTGATGTTCCTGCCGCTCCACCGCCGCCGTTACCGAGATTAGCAGTTCCGTTTGCTCCAGTTGCACCGCTGTTATATGAACCGCCATTGCCACCAACGCCGTAAGTGACTGCTGATCCTGTAATTGAATTTGAAGTTCCTGCACCACCTGCTGCGCCTGGACCTAAATTAGTTCCTTGTGCACCAATCGCTGAAGAACCACCGCCGCCTGAACCATCATTAATAGCTCCAACGCCAGCAAGTCCACCATTAAAACCTTCTACTGGAGAATAACTGCCAGCATTACCTGTTCCATTTACGGCGCCGTCACAACCACCGCCGCCTGAACCGCCGTTGCCAGCATTTGAACCATCAGCTCCACCGCCGCCGCCAGCAGTAGAAGTAAAAGTGCTGCATACACTATTAGAACCATTTGAGCCAGCAGTACGCCCACTTGCCGGTGCGCCTGCTCCGCCTGCTCCAACAGTTACAGTAAATGAAGTTGGGTTTGTTAATGTTCCAGTTCTATACCCACCGGCTCCACCACCGCCAGCACCACGAACAGAGTTGTTTCCAGCCGAGCCGCCACCGGCGCCACCTGCAACAACTAAAATGCTTACCGAAGAAGCTGTAGCTGGTTTGGGTACGTTAAATAATCCTGCTGTGATTGCGCCAATCATTATCCGATTGCACCCACGATAGTCCAGCTGTTAGCAGAAATGCGAATTGCTACAGCGGTTTTATACTGGGCTAAAGTAGGAGCTGCTGCTACTGCTCCAGCAGAGACAATCGTTACTCCTGATCCTGCTGCAAAGGTCAAAAGACCTGCTCCAGAGTTTAAGAAAGTTATTGCGCTGCCTACGGCGGCAGAAGTAAGAGTTGAATCAGGAGCAATAGTAATAGTTTTAGTTGAGGCATTAGTAGCCTGGACTAAAGACTGATACAAATCAGCATTAGCAACTGTGTACGTTGCGCCTGACTGTGCGTTGAGCGTAAAGGTCACAAGACCATTGAACATTGCCGCCGTGAGAATATCTCCCGTTGTGGATGGAAAGCCTGTTGCCATGTATATCTCCTAGTAAGTCATTGCGCTCACGCCAATTATACCGCGTTCTGCGCTTCCTATAATGAATCCATCGACTATGGGCTCAAGTGTTGTAACTGTGCATTGCATTACGTTCGGGCTGATTTCCCATTTCAAGCCCTGCACTTGCAAGGTCTTGACTATTGTTGAGCCGTCTGGCTGGATGTTTGAGATTCTGACATTGGTAAAATAGTCCAAGCCAATCATCGTGTCTGTTGGGACTGACGTGTCTAGTAGATCAACAGTCATGGCATCGATGCGGATGGTCGTTTCTGCTCTGGTAGTTACATAGGTGGCAGCAATATTGAGGGCATTGGCATCTGTGTCGATTACTAAGTCTTGGGCGCTGTACTGATGGGCGAAGTATTTGATTACGCTGTCTGCGTTCTGATAGACCTGGGCTGTGCCGCCTATGCGCTGCATACTGGCTGTATTAATAATCAGCTTGTCATCAAAGGCAAAAACTAAGTTTTTGTATGGGATATCGCCTGTTTGATTAAACTCAATAGGGGTGCCAGAAATGGATGAGGCAACCTCATTGCGGCTCTTAAATATAGCTGTGCCTGACCCGTCAAAATAAAATGCGCCTTGCTCTGAAAATTCTGCGTTTTGGACTGCTGATAGGGCTGTGCGCAAAGTCCCAGGATCACTCTGACAAAGCGATTGCCCTGTGCTTATCGTTCTCATGTTTGACGGAAAATCAACCTCATTGAGAATCTTGCTTATTCTTGTGCCGGTGGCTTGTCCTGCACCGGAGTCTGCCACAGTTGTGACTTGTGCAAGATTTAGCAGCCTAAATCCGTCCGCCGCGTAAATATCGACATACCCGACGTTTTCGGCTTGGTCATAGTAATACCGGTACTCTGTTGTATAACCCGAAAATAAAAACTCCTGGGCTGTCGAGGTTGTTGCTGCTACACGAATCTTTCGTAGCGGCACAAGGTAAGGATAATAGATTGATGATGTGTTCTGTGGATTCCACGATCCGTCAGAGTCATAGACTCGGATTACTGCTGTGCCAGCTTGATATGTATCGGACTGTATGTTGCGCCCGTTGTCAATACTAATGCTGCGTACGCTAGGAGTTAAGTCAATAACTGGCAAAGGAACTGTATCTCCTGCAAGTGTGCCAGTACCTAAAACTCCATACTTGGCATCGCCGATTGTAAAAGGTAAATTGAAGGTAGCTCCGGAACTAAAATCAAAACTTACCGAGATAGTTGCTGGCAGCGCCATGGTTATCTACCAGTTCTGTTTACTGATGATCCGATACCTGAAAGAGATGAGTCTTGTAATGCAGAGGCTATCGTCTTGCCATCAATCTGTACATAGATAGGAGTGCCACCAACGTAGGTGCTTGCCTGACCCATGCCGCTGGTGCGCGTTGGAGTCGTGCCAAAGATTTGATTACGTTCTATCGCCGTTGGGACATTAGTCGGGGTTGTGCCAAAGATTTGATTACGTTCTGTTGCCGTTGGCATGCTCGAGGCAGCCGCCACCGCTGCCACGCTTCCACCGACGCTGGCAACTTCCTTAGCCTTGGTCATAAGCATGTCTAGGTAGGCTTCCCATGAACCAAAAGGGTTCTTCGCATCTGGAAGGCTTGCAAGATATCTGGCTAAATCTGTGCTCAAACCTTGTGCCTTGGCGATTTCGTAAGTAAGTTTTTGGGCTTCTGCTGTGTTTCCTACTATTAATGCAAACTGTAGTTCTACGCGCTTACGATCCTCATCAGATAACTTTCCCTTGAGGGCAGCGATTAATTGAATCTGCTCTAAGTCAAATATTGAGCCAGCCTTAGTAAGTGCCGCTTGCTTCTTCTGTTCTGCTGTGAGCGCTTTCTGACTAGCCACTTGCTTCTTTGTCAATGCCTCTAATTCTTTAGCTCGTTTGGCTGCCGCAATCTCTGCCTGACGCTGCTGCGCAATTCTAGCGGCTGTGCCTGCTGTGGAACTAGATCGATTAGTCGTAGGTTGTTTTCCAGCCCTAAGAACATCAACGTCGCCACCGGCAAGAAAATTGGTGTAATTTTTACGGAATTTTTCTACCAATCCTATTGCTGAACCTAAAAATTTAATGAGGTTGCTAGTTGCATTAGCAATGTTATCAATTGATTTGGCGGCGTCAGATGCTTCTGTGCCACCCCCAATGCGAGCTAAAGCATCAACCAAGCCTTCGCCTATTGTTTCCTGGGCGTTTCCGGCTGCAAGTGCCAATACTTCCATCTTGTAAGATGTAGTGGTTAAGTATTCCTCGGCGGCTCCAGCCGAGCGCGCCAGCATAATGCCTAGTATTTCATTGAATGACTTTGACTTAAGTTCTGCTTGGGTAAGTCCTGTGTTGTACTTTCTTAGTCCTCTAGTAACCCCTACAAAACCCTTGGCTAAATCTTCTGAAACTGTGGCTAGGTCAATGCCGCTTGCTCTTGATATCTGTATTGCATTGCTAAGCAGTTCTTGAGACTTGGTAAGTGATCCGGTAGTGGTCAGCAAAGCCTGTAACGCAGGTCTCAAAACGTCATCGGCAATCGCAGAAGAAGTTTCTAAATCTTTAACAAAAGAAGTAACTCTGCTTTGTGAAAGAGAGAGTCCTAAATTATCGACCGCAGTTGATAAGCGTTTAGCTGCTGCTTCATCAGCTGCAAAGGCTTTGACCGATGCCCTGCCGTACGCAATGATGGCAGTTGTGCCGAGGGCTAAGCCAAGGTTTCTGCCTAATCTACCAACAGTTCTGTTAAATTTATTGACTGCTTTGTCAGCCTTGTTAAGACCAGTTGCATCTAGCGTGGTCGCAATCTTAATCGCTAGGTCTGTATTAGCCATTAGCCTGCACTCCTAGCTCTAAAGGTTTTACTACCTGCGCCCTTGGTTAAAACTACAACTCTGTTATTAGCAGACTCAATAGCCTTGACTACTGCCGCTGTGGTTTTGCCTTGATCCTCTGCCCATGCTCTAAAAAGTAGGCGTCCCTTAGTCTTGCGAGTTCTGCGACCAGG